TGGGGATTCTACAACACCAAAACAAAAGAATACTTCTCACCCATTAATAGTAAGACCATTGGTAAGCGTGTAAATCCAAAAGATACAACACCTTATACAGCAATGCCATTGAAACAAACTCCATTGATAGCAGCATTTGTATGAGACCAACTTTTAGTGAAGGTATTGTTGTTCAGTATAGGAATTGGATTGGTGAAGTCCGATTTATCTGTGATGAATACATTTCAATCTGTGTAAGAGTTGGTGATTATCGAGTCAATGATACTTGTGTGTTGGTGTATAAGAGTGATTGGAATCAAGTTAAACTTTTAAAAGAATCAGATAAATGAAGTTGTGAAGCTATGACTGATTCACTCAAAGAGTTTCAATTCACTGATGAGCAAATTGATGTTATTTTACAAGCACTGATCTGGACAATGGACAACGGGAACTATTCTGAACGGGAATATGAATGTGCCCGTAAACTATATGCGACCAAATTACAATCACAGTGCCAGTTGTAGAAGTGGCACAAGGCACCACATAGACCCCCACCTGACGCCTTATAGTAGTTTCAACAACAAAGGACACCCCTGATGACTGACACCGAAAAACTTGAGTTTCTGCTCTCCATGATTCAACAGACAGCACAGATTAAGCATTGTTATGATAAGTATGGTGATGATTATTCACCCAGCGAAAATGGTAGTTATGATGATGCCTTTGATGATGGAGATACGCATGGTCATGTAGAGTTTGCCCGTACTTTGCTTCAACAACTGAAACTTCAAACACAAATTGCACCGCATCTAAAATGACTGACAAAGAACACTTTATCAACGAATGGTTGAATGACAATCCACAAGACGATGAGTCTGATGCACTAAATGCTTGGATGAATGAACTTGATTTTGTGAATCAATTTAACGATTGGGACAATCAACTGGACTGGGATGATGACTGACGCACAAGAGATTCAATCCAAACTTGATGAATTGCACAAAAAGTTTAATACTCTCCAATCGCAAGGTGCATCCAATAGGGAGTTGAATAGTGTGAGGAGGGAGTTGAACGTTGCCTATGAAAAATTGCGGAACCTGGGATGACTGACCAACAACAAATCACCGACGCATTTATGAGGGACTTTGAGGATCTCCTGCGTCGTTATAATGCACAGTTTGATTTAGTTCAAAGTCATTTTGGACCTAGTGATGCAACGGCAGACATTGACTTCAACGCAATCTATGATGAGAATCACAATGAGGTGAGACCTTACATCAACTTTGAACTGCCCAACTACATCAACCCTAACCAATGACTGATCTTTCTCCTGCCGCTCAGGCAATACTTGCCGCCTGTGGTTGCCCTGATACAGACTCTCCTTTTCGTCTAGTGGCGCGAGGATTTGCTGGCGCTGCTATCCGTGCTGTTGCTGATCAGGTGGTGCCGGTTGAACCAGAGCCACCTGAGTTGCCGTTTGCCTCTGTCAACGATCCGTGGCCAAGTTGGAACGCAAAGCAAAACATCCGCCACAATCTCATCGCCATCGCTGCCGAATTGGAGACAGTGTGTCACACTGACAACTGACACACTGACCCCCACAAAACCTCTTATAATACACAGATGACTAATTTCAAAACAATGACGATTGAAGAAGCAGTTACTTATTGCTACGAGCACAAAAACGATTACATCAAAGATTGTGGTGATGTAAGTGAAGGTATGGAAGAATTTGAATGTCTCATTTCTTGTCTTGAAAGTGGGGACATCAATCCTACCGAACTTCCTGATTATGGAATGAAATATTGAGGACACTTGTAGAAGTGGTACAAGACCCCTTGAGATCTGCTGGGGTTCGTGCCATACTAACAGTATGAAAAACACACACCTCTCCCATCCCGAAGATTCTATCCTGACGGGTGATCTCTCTGTTCTTGATTGGTTTGTGACACCCGGTACTCTGAGTGTCAAGATTGATGGTAGTCCTGCAATTGTGTGGGGCATCAATCCTGCCAATGGTAACTTTTTTGTAGGAACCAAATCGGTTTTTAACAAGGTCAAAATTAAGATCAATCATACTCATGAAGAGATTGATTTGAACCATCAAGGTGAAGTTGCAGAGATTCTACATGAATGCTTCGATTATCTACCACGCACCGAAGGTATCTTTCAAGGAGATTTTTTAGGTTTCGGTGGTAGCGATGAGTATACTCCCAACACGATCACTTACAAGTTTCCTGAAGTAGTTTCTCAGCGTATCATCATTGCTCCACATACCTGCTATCATGCAGAGAATGATCTTCGTGATGCTCATGCATTTCCAGATCATGATATTTGGGATGATACTTATTATGTCAAGTTTGTCAAACCAAAAGCATATATCCAACACGGTCAAGAATCTTTCGCTGATGTAGAGGAAGTCTGCAAGTTCGCCAAACAAATGGCACAAACTGTGACCTTTGTAGATAATAAAGGTGCTGCACATTTCAAGAAGTGTATTAATACCTTTATCAAGAATGGTGCTGTTCTTGATGATGAGGCACTGAGCGTTTTTGCCAATTGTGACATCAATCTGGTCAGGTTGTGGAAATTAATCAAGTCGATCAAAGAGGATTGTTTATATTTGTGTCGCAACGATGGACCTGATGCTTATATTAATCAAGACCGAATTGATGCCGAAGGTTATTGCCTTTCTAACGAATACGGTTTCTACAAGTTGGTAAATCGTAGGGTATTCTCTTATGCCAATTTTCTAAATAACAATAAAAAATGAAAACTTTTTCACAGTTTCAAGAAGATATTGGTACTGGAAATTATGCAAATTATGTGAGAGAAAGAGGTAAAAGAAAGTGGAATGTTCCTTCTCCTTCTCAAATTTACAAGGAAAGAAAGTTGGCATATATGCTGAGCAAAGATCTGCCACCTCCAGAATATAAGTCATCAGCAACATAAATACTCTAAAAAGTATTTGTTAAAATGTTAAACGAAGGTAATAAGCAAGACGAATATTTAGAAAAAAAGGGTGAAAGTTCAAAAACTACTGCAATGAGAAAAGCGTCTTCTAGAAGACATCGCTTTGATAGTGGGGATACTCATCAAAATTCAGAAAGAGAAAATATCACATGGGCAAGACCTGGCACAAGACCTCATGCTGATTCATTAGATCGTCAGAGAAAGAGTGCTCATCGTAACGAAAGAGGAAGAAAAAAACCACAAGCAGGATCATCGCCAGAAGATCGTAGATGGGCAGAATTCTCTGGAGATGAACCTGAAGGTAAATATCAAAAACTGCAAAAACAAAAGAAAGCAGGGCAAAGAACTAATATTGAAGCACAAAAACAAGGATTGATTCGTAAAGGAGAAAGAAGAAGAGAACTTCGCACTCAAGCAGTGAATGCAATTCGTAGAGCAGTTGGTGGTGGTCATGTTAGTGAAGCAAAGGTTGAAAAAGATTTATCTCCAACCGAAAAGGAAGATGTAAGAAATATAAGAGCGTATGGATCTACCCCTACATCCTTAAAAGATCGTGCAACTGGAATAAGAAGAACCTTTCATGCGGCAGAAAGAGGAGTGAAAAAAGAGATTCCAACAGGAAATGAAAAATCAGAAATTTCTGGTAAATATAATAAAACTGGAGCAGAATTAAGAAGAGAAATTAGAAAATTGAAAGGAAGGAAAAGTGGAAGAGACTTTGCAAAAAGGGTAAGACAAGAACTTGAGGCAAAAAGGTATATTAAACAACGAAATTCTGAGTTTGCCGCAAAAAATGCAGAAAATAAAATTGTAAAACTTCATAGAGAACAAAAAACATTTGAACAATTCATGTGGTCAGTTTATGAATCTACTGGAATGACTCCAGAAAATTCAAGGACTTGGAAACGTCTTGTTCAACAGCATGGTGATCGACCTTTTACAAATCCAAAAAAATCGAAGACTAAATCTGCAAGTCGAAGAGAAGAAGAATCAACTTCATCAAAAAGAAAACCAAGAAAATTAGATTTTGAAGTCAGAGAAGATTTTGTACCCTTAACACCAGAAAAAGAAGAAAGAGTTAAAAAAAGAGTTGGTGAACTTGCAAGAGATATTCAAGTTTCTGGTGCAAGAATGAAGGAGTTAAAAAAGAAACCATTTGGTAGATTTAGACCTAAAGTAAAACAAGAAAAAGAAGCAATTGTCAAGTCAGCGAGAAAGAAAGCAAAACAAGTCAGAAGTGCTTCTGATGCACTGATTGATGCATCTACCAGTCGTTCTGCAAAGATACAAAAAAGAATTCAAGACCTTAAGGGAGAATCATGAAAACATTCTCTCAGTTTCTACAAGAAGCCAAAGAAGCAAAACCACCAAAAGAAGTTCTGAATAAGATCTCCCGTGCTTATGGTAAGAGGTATCGTGGTGTCAATGTTGATGCTTCTAATGATGATCGATCTGGTGATATTCGCTTGAAC